AGAGAAGATCATGAGGAAGATAGACCCTTCAGTAAAATGCGACGATAGAATATTAAAGGCCAGCTTTAAGGATGTAATTGTAAGACGTAACGATTGTGGTAATAAGATACCTAACATCGTAGGTAATGATGTTGAGTGGGAGTGTGGAGAATGTGTTGATGATAATACATGGTATGTAAACCCAGCATCATTAGCCTGGCGTATCACTGATCCTGATGGTGGGACTTCAAGTGTATCTGCAACCTTCGATGCATCTGGTAACCTAGTTACTACTGGTACTGGAACAGCAGAGATAACCTTTAGCTTCAGTTGGAGTGATAATCCAGGAACATATGGTACTGCACTTGGAACTTATGAGATTCCTTCTCTTGCAATACAATTTACTCAAGACACTTCAACATCATCTGGATCAGCATCTGATCAGACAGTTACTATAGTTGGAGGTCAGACATATAACTGCACCATTACTGATGGTCATGCTGCTGGATTTGATAGAACAAATGGTAATCAGACTCTATGCTTTAAAGATGGTGATGGAACTGATTGTAATGCAACGCTATCCATTAGTGGTGTGACACAACAACCAAGTGAAATAGAAATTACTAATGCAGTTACTGAGAAAGGTAGTTGGGCACAGGTAGGTGCATCAAATAATCCTGCTAATGATTGGTCACAACACATGATCGACTATGGTATCTACCCATCAGTGCCAGCAGATACTGTGATAGATCCTCTGATTGGAGAGTGGCAAACACATACTGCTACCGTTAACTTACCTAGTAACAATGTATATTCTATAAGGATAGAGTCTGATAACTATGGAGAGATTAAACTCACGGATCCTAATGGTAGTGTCCTTGTAGATAGAGAAATCAATTACTCTAATGGTAGGGGTAATGAGACTCTTAGACTAAACCTAAGTGCAGGTGCTTATACTATGCAGACTAGGGTTAAGAATCTTAACAGAGGAAATTATACTATTAGATTAAATGCAGAGCAGACTATTGATGCAGCAGTTGGTGGTACCTTTAGGTTTGTATCTATGGGTGGTATCACAGGTGGTATCTATGGTTCATGCATGAAGTTTACTATTAGAATGAAGAAGAATGGTACAGAGTTATTCACCAAACAATTTGAAGCACAATACTGGCCCGCAATAGGTAGAGATCTATTTGATCAGGATATTATACTGACTGCTGGAGATGCAATGGCAACTCCTGTGGTACCACCAGATAATTTAACCTTGGAGTTAGTAAGTATTGATACTGGTGCAGTAACAGGTGACATAGCATTAGAAGCTTCTCTTTATAATACTGAGAGTAAAAAGTTTGAAGGTGCATTCAAGATTATGCTAGGCACTCAGTCACATGACGCTGTGATAGGAGAGCAGCAAGGAGCAACAACACTCAACCCTATAAAGAAAGAGGGTGGAGAGATAGAAGGATTTGCATTCGCATACAACCCTACCAACAGAGGAGAGTTTGAGTGGGAGGCAGGTAGTACTAAAGCAGAGACATGGAGTGAGGATAACGTGCCTGACCCTGGATATCCATACACATATGTCTGGGCAAATAATATACCAGTGGCAATGCATGGATCACTCCAAGCAAACCCAGAGATACCAGGACAGAGTAGGATAACAAACAATCCTCAGATGCCAACGTTACCTGGTGCTTATGTTGATACAGCATATTTGTATGACGATCCAGTAAACTATTTTTCTGCTACTCTGCTAGAGTCCTACAACTACAGGAATCTATCAGGAGTATACAATCACCTTGTTGAGGACTACCTCTTCACTAGGTTTGAAACTCTGAGTGGTTACTCAATCACACAAGAGCAGAAAGATATCCTTACGAAAGCAGCACCAACTACATTCGCACGTGGTGGTAAGCCTTGGTATACATTAGGTACTAACAGTGAAGAGAATAAATGGTATGTAAACCCAGCAACACTAGCATGGCGTATCACTCAGGGTGGTGTAGAGATTGCTACTTCTATAGGTAGCAAGGGTGGATGGGTAGCGACTGGTGCATCTAATAATCCTGGTAATGGTTGGACACAATTTATGAAGTCGTATGGTATCTACCCCATCAAACCTAACGATGATATGGTAGATCCTTTCGTTGGATCATGGCAAACACACGTTGCTACTGTTGTCTTCCCTAGCTCAACCTCATATAGTATGAAGATCCAGTCTGATAACTGGGGTTACATAAAGATTACTAATCCTAGTGGCACAGTCCTCATGGATAGAGAGATAAACTATATTAATGGAGCAGGTGATGAGACTATCCCCTTGACATTAAGTGCAGGTACCTATACTATAGAGACACGTGTTAAGAATGCTAACGTTGGTGGTTACCAAGATGTAGTCGCTGCTATCTGGGATGGTGCTGCACAAGCACCACAGAGAGACACATACTTCTCTCCACTCACATTTATACATGACTATACTCTTGACAATTATCATGGTACTGGTGGATCAGGGTATGCAGATGCTGCTAAGATCCGTGTAGGTATTACATTCTATCCAGTTGTATTCAATCAGACCACTGGATCTAAACAGGTACACTATTGGCAAGCAATGGTACATGTCATTGATGTCATAGATAAAGGTAAAGGATACACCAAAGGGTCAGAGTTTGTGCTAACATGGCCTCCTATGCGAGAAAGATACGCAGAGGATTCATCACAAACACCTTACTATCCTGACCAAGTAGATGGATTCTTTATCCCAGCAGGTAAACAACTTGCTTGGTGGGAGAATGAAGACCTAGTAAGAAGGAGTCTTAAGGAATCCTTCTATCAGGAGTCACACAATAAAAACTCAATGGTATGGTATTCAGGTACCGACAAAGCAAAGTTCAGAGTTAGATTTAAACTAACAGTTACACAGTCAACAGATCCACCTTAAATTATGGCAGGTTTTAAACCAGGAAGAGAGATCAATGCAGAAAGATCTCTAGAGAAATCATCAAGAGAGTTAAGGACTCTCAAGAGGGTCATCGAAAAGTATAAGGATGATCCGAAGGGTAAGAAGAAGATGCTCAAGAAGATGCAGAAGTATTGGAGGAGTAATCTATCAGAGGTGCAGAGTCTTGACTATAAACCGAAGGGCAGTGCATGGACACCTCCTAAAGATCTTGAGGAAAATCTGAGGACAATGGCCGAATATATTGACCCACGTGAAGAAGAGTGTGTTGATTCGGACATAAATAACAGTTCGTTAACTCCTGACCAAGAGGCAGAGTTACGTGCTAAACTAGCCAAAACTGACAAAACCGATGATTAATCTGGAGGAGAAGTTTGGGTCTTATATTAATAGTAGTAAGACCTTTAGAATTGATGGAGTAAATGAATCAGTAACAGGGTATGGATACCACTGTGATGGTTCAGATATAAAAGGTTACTGGGTTAATACCACCCACTATAAACTCTTTTATAATTTGAATGAACAATTTATTAGGATGGTACCGTTGAATGACGTGGAAAATACAACCACTGTTTCCAAATCCATTAGCACAGTCGAGCATTAATCCTGAAGTTTGTGAGATTCTCACAGATATGTTACAGGACTATGATTTCTCGGAGGATGATGGTGGACTGAGTGCTGTCTCAGTTAACAAGCATGTGTTACATAACAAGACCGCAGTGCTGGACTACCTTACTCGTAAAGTAAGGCAAGCAATCTGTGATATAGGATACCATTGTGACGTGCAGATCACTACCTCTTGGTTCACTGCTACACTTAGTGGTGGGTCAGCAGATGAGCATGCACATTGCAACTCTTGGTTTAGTGCCGTAGTATATTTTGATGAGTATGATCCAGACTCTTCTCCAATCCAGTTTGTAAACCCTCCCAGTGGGGTCTACGTGAGTCCTAGCACAGATAATGAATATAATGCTACCGACCACGTTATAGTGCCTTCTAAGGGCACTATCCTATTGTTCCCGAGTGGTATAAGACACCGAGTGTTAAAGAATTACTCTCAGTATGAGAGATACTCACTAGCATTTAATGTCTTACCAAAAGGTATGGTGGATGTCGGTGACTCCTCCTACTTGTACCAGTGAGTGAACTGGCACAAGGGGGCTTGACGGTATACCCTAATACATACTATTATAAATACTTCTTAACAAAGGACTCGAAAGAATCGTAACCCTGTGTTGGACACAAACACTTCCCATGTCGGGGAAGTTATCATCCGCAGGGTTTTTTTAATGCCCATGCGAGACATAAAACACAATCATGTCAATCAAATCAACAATCGCTGCTATCGCAGCATCTCCATTCCTTCTCGCTGGTGCAGCTTTTGCTGGTCCATACGTGAATGTTGAAAGCAACCTATCTTATCCTGATGGATCATATTCTGGTGCTTCTACAGACGTACACGTAGGTTACGAGGGAGTAAACGAAACTGGTAAGCTTGCATACTACATCCAAGGTGGTCCTGCTCTTAATCACAGCGAGACTGCTGATGAAACAGATCTAGACTTATCTGGTAAGGTAGGTGCTTCTTATGCAATCGCTGAAGCAACATCTGTATACGGAGAGATCTCTGGTGGTACTGATGAGGACGCACAAGGTGATGCTCTAGTTAACTGGGGTGCAAAAGCAGGCGTTAAGTTCACTTTCTAAATCAGAAGGTTAATATCACACTAAATAAAGGGTCTCTTAACGAGACCCTTTTTTCTTTCCACTATTAATACTATGGCCGAGATACCAACTATACAACCAGGAAACACAGCAATCTATACAAGACCAGGTTGTGGATTTTGCACAAAGATTAAGGAACTTTACAAAAGTAAGTCCTGGGGCTTTGCAGAATACGTTTTAAATGTTAACTTTACAAGGGAGCAATTCAAAAAAGAATTTGGACCCACCGCTACCTTTCCCCAAGTTATTATACAGGGACAAAAGATGGGAGGTTGCACCGAAACTATTAAATACCTGCGAGAAGGAAAATTTGTATGATGAGTGATGCTAACTCCGAGGAACTCTATACTATTATTGACAGAGCAATCGACGAAGCGATGTTCAATGGTAGATTCCTACTTAATATGAAGTCGTATCTCACTGGTAACAAGTGGACACGCAAACAAACTGCTGAATTAATAGAGTCATCTTCAATGGGTGAGCTAAAGCAAGTGTCTGATGAATTGACACAGTACATTGGAAGGGACAAATATATGACTGAGGCTTATGGTAATTTACCTAAGCCACAGGCACGTAAGATTAGAAAGTACTTTGAGACCCTTATTAATGATGCAAAAGATTATTATGAAACACGTAGACCTGGGCGACCAAGAAAGTCTACTAAATAAAAACAAATAGTAAGGGAGAATTCTTATGTCCGATGTTTCATTCATTTACATCGCTTTCTTCTTAACTATAGGTAGTTTTTTACTAGGTTTTGTGGTATCATGGAACCTGAAAGACATCTTCGATGAGTGGAAGGCAAGAGCAGACTACGCAGCAGTTGTTATACATCCTGAGATGCAGACAGCAGATGGTAGACAAGTTGACCCAACTGAGTTAATATACTTGCGTATCACAGACGAAGATGATACACTAGACGATGAGTATGAGTAAGTTATGAGACTAATGATTTCTGAAGTGCTTCAAAAGGCTCACAATGCCAAGACGAAAGCACAAAAGATCAAGATCCTACAGGATAATAATTCTCCTGGTTTAAGATCGATCTTTATTATAAACTTTGACGACAGTTTGACACCACGTGTCCCTCTAGGTGAGGACGTACCTTATCGTAAGAATGAGGCACCGATAGGCACAGAGCATACCTTATTGGAGAAGGAGTCTAAGAAACTCTATCGATTCTTCAGAGGTGGTGATGATACACTGAAACCTTTAAAGATAGAGAGTATGTTTATCCAACTACTTGAAGGTCTCCATGAGACTGAATCAGAAGTAGTGGTCAAAGCAATTAACAAGACATTGCACAAGAAGTTCCGTATCACTAAGGCAACAGTACAAGAAGCATTCCCATCTATAGAATGGGGTGGCAGAGGTAGATGAAGTTAACCGAAGAGCAGATTGTTGACATCAACAATGCAGGTAGAGGGTGTTCTATTATAAAGACTGGTTGCACACCTGATGCAGCAGATGATAAGACGTTGCCAACTAATGCATATCTGCTAGAGTTAAAGAAGGGTGATGAAACCTGGTTTGATATCGTAATGGGTGAAGCAGTAGGTGTCTTTGACACATACTATGATCTATTCGGTGATGTTATGCAGAAGATGTCATGGACTAACGGTACTAGACAACCAAGTACATATAATAATCCTATGAATCCTATTAAACCTAAGCCTAAGAGGAAGAAATGACAGAAGATAAGTATTGGAAGTATCACGATATCTTGCTCAAACTTCTAAAGGAGAAAGCATACAGACGTGGAGAATATACATTGTCTTCTGGCAAACAGTCAGAGCATTATGTTAACTGTAAACCTGTAACACTATCGTGTGAGGGTAATGCACTCATGTCACATCTATTGATAGATTTGGTAGATAAAGATGCAGTAGCAGTTGGTGGTCTAACACTAGGTGCTGACCCATTAGTCTGTGGTATTGCACAGAAAGCATACTACAACAACCATAAACCTCTTGATGCA